AAAGGGAACCCACGAAATTCTTCGTAGATTCCCTAATCTCAACGACTGCAATACGCTAAGCACTGCACCTCAAGCGTGTCCACATGACGGTAACACACCCCATCAAACACGAAAAAAGGCGCGGTAGAATACTTGTGACACTTGCGCAAAGTCCAGTAACGACTGTTACCCGGCTGAACTATCATGAGGGCAATCATAACGCCCGTTTTTTTCTTGATGCGCAACACCATTTTTCGTAGCTCGTCAATCAACTCGCGGTGTTTGCATCCCGCGCAATCGTCGAAAACCGCGTAAATGACACGTCGTGAAATGTTCACCAGTCCACACCTCCCAGTTTTTGCAGTTCGTCAATAAGTGCCAATGTCTGCAATTCTTTTGTTTTCTGCGCTTCGATTTCACTTGCAACACTCCGACGGTCAACCTCGAACACCTCATGTTGCAGACTGCCGTAAACCCTATCGTCGAGCATGGTGAAATACACCGTCTGCAAGTCAGGGTTAACGACAAAATACTGAAGCACTTGAGTCTGGTATTGTTCCGGGATGAAGTCGAACTCACGACGCGATTCCAGAATCTCCGGGAATAGTTTGAGAGCCAACGACTGCAATTCATCACGCTGACTACTCGGAGTTTCCGAATCATTCAACAGCTGGAATACACGGAACGGGACAACCGTCTGCAAATGGTATTTCGTGCCCAAACTTTTCGCTTCGAACGCGAACGTGGGATTATATTCCAGCCCGTTAATATCGATTTGCGGCTTGGCGTGAGCGTCAGGACTGACCGCAATACGGTCATCCACGTCACTTACCCACATTCCAGTGTCGAATTCAACAACGTCGGTGGAAATGTCAAGTTTCTCGCACGCCATCATGATATTAGTGTTTTCCAAACGGTGACCGCGTTCCATTGGCGGTTCCCCGTCCGGCTGTTCCGCAATCATGTCGGCGAGGAACTGCCAAAAATCGAGGTTGACTTTTAGTCGTTCGTTATCTCGTTTGGCTTGTTCGGCTTTCGCTCTGTATTCTTCGGCCTTTTCTTCAGTCTTTGCCTTGTCTGCCATGGCTTCGAGTTTGGCTACGTCCTTTTGGGCGTAATGTTCGAGCGCGAGCGTCCCGGCTTTGGTGCCCGTGATTTTACCAATTCGCGCGTCCAGCCATGCTTGCGTGTCCTGCGCTTGAGAAACGTTCAGAATCTTCATTTTAGTTTTCCTTTTTTACCGGTAATCCGTTTTCCGTTGTTGCGAGCATGTATGCTTTCAGTAGTGTGTCCGCTATTTTTTGGCGTCGTGCGGGCGGGATGCGTCGGAACTTGGTTTCCCAATGCGCGACTTGGCATTGCCGTACACCGTACATTTTTGCTATTTCATGTTGGCTGATGCCGAACGCGTTGCGCAAATATTTCAACAATTCGCTATCATCCAAAGAGTCAAGATAACTATTCCGACTGTTGACGGCGCGAAGATTGTTTTCATGGTCTAGCGTGAATAGATTACCGTTTTTTGACTGGATAAGGTAGGCGTAAACGTCTTCCTTGATTCGGTATTCTCGCTCTCCGGCGACGGTTTTGAATGTGATGGGCATAGCTCCAGGCCATAGTATGAGTCTCATTTATCCTCTCCCGCAATCTCTCCATCATAGTAGACGTATGCGATTCCGTTGACAGTGTGGAATTGCCCTCGCACGATGCTTTCATAAATTGTCGGTTCAATTCCAGCCAAGTAGAGCAAGTCTAGTGTGTCCTCTCTGGAATTTGGGTAGATTGCGATTGTCTGCGTGTAGTGTTTTAGTTCAATGTCTGGGGAGTCTTTAGCCACTTTGTCAAGCTGGTCTAGCGTCTCTTTGAGGAACTTGACGTATTGAGCAAGGGTTATTGTATCTTTCATTATTGTTCCTTTCATTAGATGGTGCCCCGCCCTTGCGGGCGGGGCTGTGGTTTGGTTTAGAGTGCGTGTTCCTTGAGCAGTTCGGTGAATTCGTCGGAGTCTACCTGCTCATAATCGGTGTAGCCGTTCATGTCGCAGATGTCGCGGAGGTCTTTCGCGGCTCCGTAGGTATCCCAATCGCCATCATCTTGCCCGCTGTTTTGAAGGTAGTTGACGATGTAGGTTTCTGCTGTGCTGAGGTTGATTTCCATTTTGTTTGTCCTTTCTTTGTTTGGTAATTACATAATACAACAGTTTTGGTTACGACACGCCGGACTAGAGATAATCCATGACAACGAAACCAATACCCGCCAAACCAATAAGGATGTTAGCCAATGCGAGAAGAATCATAAGACTATCCTCGCATTGAAATGCCACTCCCAAAGCGACAGCGGCCACAATCGTAAGCACTAAGAAGCCACAGAATATAGCAACCTTTTTCACTTATTGCCACCCTTGTTGATAGCCTGACGGAGAAGCATAACGTCATGCTCGGTCAAGTCCTGAGGCTTACGCACCTCATGGCCGAACTGTGATGCCAGAGCGCTGACGTAGAAACCCAGATTTGTTCCAGCGGCCTGAGCCATGTCGTTAAGTTCGTTGACTTCTTGTGCCGTGGCCTTACGTGGTTGCTTTGGGGTGGAATAGTCGCGCATGGCGGCACCGTCGTCGTCCTTGTCTGGGAAGATACCAAGGGCGGCGTAGAGGGAGTAGCGTCGCGCGTAGGTTACTGCGGAGCCGATTGCCTGAGGGTCGGGTACCACAATGAATGGATAGTCGCCCACGTTCAGGGTTTTTTCGGCGTCGAAAATGATTGTTTCTACCGTACCGTAGCTCACTTTGTCGCCTACCGCGCCCATGCGTACCACCTGCCGGAATGCCAAGTCATACTTGGCGAAAATAGGCTTGATGGTTTTGAGAATGGTAGCAAGATTAAGGTACTTGTAGGTGCGTTGTCCAGCGTTGGCTGTCAGGTCGGTGACGAAGTTGGGGACTTCGTTGAGGACTGCCATATATTTTTCTTCGAGTTTCATTATTGTTTCCTTTCATTAGTGGTGCCCCACCCGCGTGGGCGGGGCTGGATGTCGTTTATAATGCGTTTTCGGGGAGGGTGCCGAGGTAGTCTATCGCATCGTACATTCCTTCGGTGGTGTATGGGAAAAGCTTCTCATAGCAGTGACTAGAATAGTGTTGGCCGCGCTTGCGGTAATCCCTGCGAAGTTCTTCGTCGGTCTTGGCGACTTCCCAGTGAACGCGAATTACTCGATGTATGTTTCCCTTGCGGGTAGTGTACACGTCAAGATTTTTAGTGATGTAGAGCTTCTTCTTGGTGCCCATCATGTTATCGAAGATTTCGAAGAGGTTGAAGCGGAGGTTTTCGGTGGTCATTTTGGTTTGCCCTTTCTTGGTTGGTAATTACATAATACATCATTGTTGAGTACGACACGCCGAACTAGGCAGAATCTCACCCAAACGACTCAACCCACGCGCGCTATCAAGCCCACGGAACCGTTTAGCGGACTGTGCGGCTTCATCGAGACTACGCCCGCTCAACCGATTCCGCCGATACTCCCAACTCGCCTCACCCTCAATGCCCAGTGCGCGCATTTCACGCGTAATGTCGGCTTCGGAAGGCTTATGGTCACGTTTCCACTTGGCCCAAAAGCTGTTAACGTCGGCGGGCATGAGATACGGCCGCTTCTTCACATATTCCGGGCTTGCGAAAAATTGGCGTATGGCTTCTTTCGCCACGTCCAATCGCATGTCAGTGGCTAACGCTTCCATCCATGCGGCCACCTGCATATCGGTCACAAGACGGTTATCAAAGGCGCTGGCATAAGTTAGTAGTGCTTGCACTTGCAGTTTATTCATTTCTCGATTCCTTGAATTCAAGTTGCATTAATTTCACGACTTTCAACATGCCGTCCAAGTCACTTTTTCTAAGGTACAGCCAGAAGAGACCTTCCGCATAGGTGGTGGCTTGGCGGGCAAGGTCTAACATGTTGTCCATGTAGAGACAGCACTTACCCACTTGCGTGAGGTTGTGCGCGTCCAATGGTTTGCCATCGATTTGCAAGCGGCATTCCTCGCCATTGTCGATAGCCCTCTGTAGATACCATTCTGCTTTCTGCAAGTCTTCGAGGGGCGCCCCTTGGCTCGGTATCGCCACACGTATTTTATTGCGTTGCCTACGCAAAAGCTGTGATATTGCGCGACTTCGATGCATTCGCAAGGCTTCGTGCTGTCGGTGTAGTGTGCTGGATGATTAACGTTGTCCATGATTGCTTCCTTTTAAAATTGCGGTGTGGTTGAGTCCAGAAAATCGTCAAGGTGAAGAATGAAGTCTTCTTGGGTTGAGTCGTGAAGTTGTGGCTGATAATCCGCGTGTAGCCATTGAATGCCACTGGACATTTTCATCCACTTAATACCGGCAAGATACACGAGTATCGTATTGTGGACTTTATCAATCGTCCAGTCTGCTGGGGCTACTACGTCCATCATGTAGCTTTTGGATTGTGCTCCGCTTCTCTGCCGGTTTTGCAAGCCTTTCCAAGACAATATCCATACTCTGTAGCGTGCTATTTTTTTGTTGTCTTGTACGGTTAACGCTGTCTCGAAGATTGCCGTATCTTCTTGCTTGACGCAGATTGCGACGGAATGCATGTCGTATGGGGGGATATCGTTGAATAGTGTCAGCATTTTATTTTCCTTTCGTTGGGTGCCCCGCTCTTGCGGGCGGGGCTAGTATAAGTATTTTCAGGCTTTGCGTTCGTAGACTTCCACGTTGTAGCCGCCATCGGTGGTGTAATCAGGTTTGAATTTGCCGAGTCTGTATCCTCGTTTAAGCATTTCAAGTCTGAGGGTGAACAGAATACCTCCTGTCCGGTTAAGATTCTTAATGTCGAAGTTGATGCCGTTGTCAACGTTGCGGACGTATGCGGTGGCGTTTTCTTCGTCGATAATGACGTATGCGTCGCAGATGTATTCGCCTTGATTGTACGGTTGCAGTTTAACCATTTTTGGGTTCCTTTCCTATCGGTTGGTAATTACATAATACAACATTGTTGAATACGACACGCCGGAAAAAGAAAATGCCCGCCGAAATAAATCAGCAGGCATAAATGAGAACCGTTATCACTAAGCGAACTTGACTGGCACTAGCGGGAACGCATCAGCACCAAAAGTAGCCACAACAAGCGGCCATGTGACATGCAACGCGGATAACCCATCACTCCAAACACGCGCGATAGGCACAGTCTCAAACTGTCCGTCCTCAACGGTTGGGCGTCGCACACTCCAATCGCAAGCCCCGTCACGGTAGAGCAGTGTGCCGGTTTGAGTGAGGTAGTAGCCGTCTTCTGTGGGCATTTCCTCGATTGTTTTCATATTTTCCGGGAAACGATAATTGAGCGCGGCTTGCAATGCTTTCATTTCGTTTTCATCCCGGAATCTTAGCACCGCCTTCCATCCGTCTTCCGTTGTAGTAGCGGCCAAGTCTCGCAGTGAGTCGATAACAATGCTTTCAGGGTTCGTGTACGCTGTGACCTTAATCATTTTTGTCCTTTCATTTGTAAATTGGGGTAACGCTCACATGAGTTAACGGGAATGCTTTGGCACCAAGCTTCTTGATTATCTTAAGCCAATCGGTCTCGTAATCCTCTTCGTTTTCTCCCAACACGTTCACTAGCGATGGGCAAGTGTATGGCTCCCCGCCGTAGAATGTTCTGATACTCCAACTACCCTCGCTATCCTTGTTTAGAAGCAGTCCGGTTGTGGTAAGGTATAGGCCTTCTTCTTCGGGTTCATTGAATTTCTTGTCAAGTTTGATATTTTCCGGGAAAATATTGTCGAGTTCGTTTTGGAGTGCCATTAAATCTTCCGTTGAATAAAACTCAACATCTAGCCACTTTGGATGCTGTGAGTTCAGATTTTCGTTTATAGTCGCCGCTTTGACACCCTCGACGCGGAGGATGTTGACGCCATTCTTGTAAGCGCAACGGGATACTGTGATACTCATTTTTCTGTCCTTTCATTCTGAAAACGGGGTAATGTTTACACGAGTTAGTGGTAGTGCGACTTTAGTTAATTTTTCGATGACATTTTGCCATTTCTCGTTTATTAAATGTAAGTGGGTTGGGTCCCATGCCAAGTATGGTGTAGTGGAGTCTTTGAACCGTATGACGCTCCATCCCCATTCGTCTTTTAAGAGCAGTATTCCAGTTTGCGAGAGGTAATATCCTTCTTCTTTTGGTTCCCTGAAGTTTTCGTTTATTATGACGTTTTCGGGGAAAAGATTATTTAACTTGTTTTGAAATTCTTTTAAATCGTCCAAGCTGCTGAATTGCACTCGCACGAGGTTCGTGGAATTGCCTTTTCCTCGTTTTGCCCCGAAAATGGTCAGTGTTTCGCAGTCTGCGAATGATTGGTGTTTTACTTCTATTGGCATTTCATGTCCCTTTCGTTTGTTGGTTGTTTTACATTATCGATTATACATGATTACGGACGCGACACGCCGGACTCAATCTGGAAGCCGAAAAGGTCAGTCTGCTGTTCCATCGCCTGAGTGAGATTCTGCAAGTTCCTTTCCGCGTTCGTGGCGGGCTTGCGGGCTTGCGGAGGGTCGGGACAGTATTCGTCATTCCACCTTTCGCCATTGAGCCATGTTGCGAAATTCGGGATGTATCGCGTTTCCGTGTTGGCGCACTGGGCGGCGAATGCTTGCACCTTGGCCATGAGAAACGCGCTGTTTATACCTACTTTTGCTTTACGCCATGCCTTGTACGCGGCCATCTTGGCTACATGCTTCGGGTAGATTGTCCACAGTTGTTCGAACTCTGTCGGGTATTCTTGGCGTTTATATGTCGCTGGTTCTACCGGTGCGAGGTCTCGTGCGGGTTCTGTCGTGGTTGCCGGTTTTGCCTCTTGGTAAAGCGTTTTATCTTCTTCCCTTGGGAATACATGGCGTGGCTCTTGTGTGACGTGGTATAAGTTGGTTTTTTTGGTGCCGTTCTCACTGACGCGAGTTTCCTTGGTGATAAGTCCTTTTGCTTCAAGCCCTCTAAGAGCATTGATAACGGTCTGCTTTGAGCACTTGCACTCTTTGCTTAGAAGAGCAATGCTTGGGTAGCAAAGGTTATTGGCGTCGGAATGGTCTACGAGCGTGATATACACGACTTCTTCACTCATTGTGTCGAAGTAGTCCCCTCGTATGACCCAGTGTCGTATGGCTATCCAGCCTGATTCTCTATTGTTCATACTGTTGATTGTATCACAACTTTTAAAATTGTGCAATATGTGTTTTCTTCAATTGTTTAACTTAAAACAATGGGTCTTCTTACGTTCCTTATTTTTGACCACCACTAATTCCACATTTTTGACCACCATAGTCAAAAATACGTAACTGGATACTTATTTTTTACTATGCGACATTGTGTTACATCTCTCAAAAGTTGCAAAACACGCAACTAGTGTGATATAATGCATACATGAGTTTTTTAACAACAAGTGATATTGCGAACACCTATGGTGTCACCATCTCCGCTGTAAACAAGTGGATTCACGAAGGAAAACTGCAAGCATTTAAGATTGGAGACCAATGGAGGATTAGTGAGGAAAATCTACAAAAATTCCTAACCACGAAACCGCGAAGGAAAACCAAGTGAGTAGGTTGACTGCCGAAGGTGAAATTGAATGCGCATTGAAAGCGCACATCACCCAGATGCAGGACTATGACCTTGCCCCACTGCAAGAGCAGATAGAAGCATTCCGAAAGCCAAAACGTAAACGTCCACTAACCGCTCAACAACGTGAGCTGGAACGGTCACGTAAACGCCGATTCTATCAAGCGCACCGTGAGGAACGTTTACAGCATGACCGCGAACAATACGCGAGAATCAAAAAAGAATACCCACGAAAATACGAGGAGCGTTTAGCGCAGATACGCGAATATAAGCGTTCGAAAAGATTGGAGCAAAACAAATGAATGACCCTATTCTACTGATTGAACATGGCCGACTCACCGGTGAGCCTGAAATGAAGGTCACGAAGACAGATAAGCAGATTCTTCAGTTCACCGTGGCGGGCAACGGTTCGCATAAGGATAAGCAGACAGGTCAATATGTTGATGATTGCCAGATTTTTATCCGCTGTACCGAGTGGGACGTTAACCGTGCTCAAGCCTTGCAAAAAGTGTTACACAAGGGCAGTGAGGTACGTTTGGAGACCGCTTTCAACTACTCTTGCGGGACTGACCAGAACGGACAGCCGCGCGTGTATTTCGATGCTCGATTCCCAAAGCTTACCGTGTATCCACCCCGTCCGCCGAAGACTCAGCAACAGCAGACGCCGACTAACACGTCCAATTTCGACGACTTTGGGAATAGTGACGCTTGGGGTGAGACAGCGTTTTGAAAACCAAAACGCTAACGTTTAACGCGTATGGCATGACTCCCGCACCTAAAGGTAGTTACCGGTTCGTGCGGGGGCACGCCATCCCCATGAGTAAGCGTGAGAAGCCGTGGCGTAACCTCGTGGCTGATAATGCGCGTATTGCAATGAATCGGGAACAGTTCACCCAGTTTGCCAAGGATGTTCCCGTGTCGGTGCGTATCACGTTTTTCATGTCGCGTCCTAAAACCGTGAAACGTCATATGCCTACCGTTCCGCCAGACATTGACAAACTGTGCCGTGCCGTGTTGGACGCCTTGACCGATGCGGGAGTGTGGGTGGATGATAGTCAGGTGGTTGACCTAGGCGCAACTAAAATCTACGCGTCCGGGCCTCATATTGGCGCGCATATCACAGTGGAAGGACTTGCCCATGAAGAAGCTTAAACAGAACATCGGCCATATCATTGGTAGTATCGCGGCAGTGTTAGTGTTGGTTGATTTTGCGTTGGTGATGATGCTTGCTTGCATCATGCTGTTCAGACTCATTCTAAAGGCGCTGGGCTTATGAGTTTGACATGGAAACAGCTGGAAGCGTTGAGTATCCCGCATAATTCAACGCCGATTGACTTGAATGACCCTGAAATAAAAACCATGATTGCGGAATGCCGTAAGCCGCATAGTGTGCAATTGGAATTGGAGGACTTCGAAGATGGGTGCTAAAAAAGGGACGGTTAACAATCCGACAGGCAAGGGCGGTTTCGGTGACCATCCGGAGAACGCGTGTAGGGGCAGGTGGAGGAAAGAAGACAGCTACACGTACAACGTCAATAAATACGGTCGCATGACTGACATTGAACTGCAAGAGGTCATCCTGCAAGCAAAGGGCGGCGAGCTTACACAATTCCAACGTGCCGCATTGCAAACCGTGTTGGACATGCAGAAGCGAGAAGGTTGGAAGAAGCTAGTTGACACTGTTGACCGCGTTGACGGCAAAGCATTGCAACCGGTTGAACAGACAGTTAACGGCTATGTTCCACCAACCATTAATATTGAGTTCGTCAAGGGTGATGAAGATGAAGAATGATTTTTGGACTGTGCGCGAATGGCTTGAATTCGTCCAGCATCCAGCGGAAGACATGAGTTATGCCACTGTTCGTTTTGGCCGATTCATTTGGGATAATTGGCGACGTACGCGTGGCTCGAAGACTATCCGCATGGTGAGACGTAATATCAACGGTGTGCGGTCTGGATTGATGAAAGCATATCCGAGAGTAGAGAAAGCGTATATACTCCGGCTATACATGATTTGGCGTGATAAGGAGAGTAGAAAATGAGTCTGCAAATTATCGAAATGAAGGTTGCTGACCTCGTGCCGTATGCCATGAATGCTAAACAGCATCCAGCCGAGCAGGTGACGCAGATAGCGGCCAGTATTGAAGAGTTTGGTATGAATGACCCAGTGGCCGTGTGGCATGACGCGGACGGTGTGCCTATCATTGTGGAAGGGCATGGCCGAGTGTTGGCCTTGCAGAAGCTTAAGCGTAAGACGTGTCCAGTTATTTGTCTGGATGATTTGTCTGACGCTCAACGTCGCGCCTATACGCTTGTCCATAATCAGCTGACACTTAATTCCGGGTTCGATATAGATATGCTTAACAGCGAATTAGCCCAGATTAAAACCGATTTACCCTCGCTTGATATGGGCCAATTCGATTTACGGATTAACGATGATACGCCGGATAACGTTTATACTGCTAAAATCGATACGCCGGTGTATACACCACAATCCGATACCCCACCCGCTCTCTCCGCGCTATATGACCATTCTAAGACCGATGAACTTTTAACGTATATTAAAGCTAACATTAAAGATACTAAGTTGCGAAAATTCTTAACGCACGCGGCTTACCGGTTCACAGTCTTTAACTACGACCAAATAGCTGAATATTATTCACACCTACCACAAAACGAACGGAAGATTTTCGAAAAACTAGCCCTCGTTATCGTCGATTACGATAATGCTATTGAAAATGGGTTTATTAAAATGACCAAGACTCTACAAGCGTTAGCAGAGGAAGCGTTAACCAATGAGGAATAGTGCTGTTTTTATTCTCACTCGTAAACGTCCGTTTAATCAAAAAACATTTAAGACACTTAAACGACAACACTATACCGGTAAAACGTATTTTCTTTTAGACGATACTGACCCAACAATATCCGACTATATTCATGAATACGGCGAACAAAACGTTAAAATATTCAACCGTGGAAAGGTAGCCGAATATACCGATAGTATGGACAATTTCACTCCGCGTACCGGCATCCTCTACCCTCGTCAATATTCCTACGAATTAGCGCGTGATTTAGGAATTAATTATTTTCTTCAGCTCGATGACGATTATACGAGTTTTCAATATCGTTTCCCGTCCAACGGAAAACTTAAAGTGGGAGAATATTCCGACCTTGACAGAGTCTTTGAGACTTATTACGAAGCGTTGGATGATATACAGCTTTTAACCTGTGTTGCTTTCGCTCAAGGTGGTGACCTTGTGGGTGGGCAGATTAGGAATCCGTTTAAACGTAAGGCGATGAACGGTATTTTCTGCAAGACAGATAGAATATGGGAGTTTAAGGGTACTATCAACGAAGACGTTAACGGTTACACGACGAACCAGCAAACCGGCGTATTATGTATGACTTATTTAAATTCCATGCTTGTTCAAACGCAAACGCAGTCAGCTTGCGGCGGGATGACTGATATTTACGTTGATAGTGGTACGTATGTCAAAAGTTTTTACAGTGTTATTGCTAATCCTGCGGCGGTTAAGGTTAGCGTATTATGTGATTATAGTGCCGATATTCCACGACCCCGGTTCCACCATAATTGTGCTCAAAATCATTACGCACCGAAGATTATACCTTCGGCGTGTTTGCCTGTCTGATGTGGTATATTATTTCTTGGCAAGAAAAGAAATTGAGCCATCTATCTATATATATAATTTAATTCCCGTCTAGCATTCCCTTTCATTTTGCGTTAGACGGGGCTGGAACGTTGCGCGAGTGGTTTAAGCGGGCACCCTGCTAAGGTGCTAACTGGCAACGGTTCGGGGGTTCGAATCCCTCACGTTCCGCAATCCTAACGTGAGCCTAGGATACGCGTTAGGCGGTTGAGTACACTACTCTTGCAGTGACTCAGACGAAATATAAAAGGGCGGCTAGCGAGCATGGTCGATAGTGAGGTAACATGTGCTCTCCGGTCAACGGTTGGCGGTCGATAGGATTGCGGCGGTAGCCCGCTAAAGTCCAAGCTAACCAATTTTCCCGTGGTGTAATAGGTAGCACGGCAGTCTTTGGAACTGCTTGTTTTGGTTCGAGTCCAGACGGGAGAGCGGAACATAATAGGAGCATGCGCCTATTATGTCATTGCTTGGGCTGTAGTTCAGTGGACAGAACGGGACGTGGCTATTTGTCGTGTCGCAACATGACTAAGTGTCACGTCTATATGTCGCGGGTTCGAGTCCCGTCAGCCCCCGAGCCGAGCGCCTATGAACATTATTGGCATGAGAGATAATGGAATGCGCCGAAATGCTCCCAGTCTGAAGCACTGGCTGGCATGAGATTGCAACTTATGCGTGTGATAATCTCATGGCATGTAAAGTAAAATTACAGCCCCTCTAATCGCGCGACTAGAGGGGCGTTTCCATGCCAATTACTAGAATACGTTGTATGAAGATTCCTGATGATTATTCTAGTCTTTTCTGGTGGACTCACTCACTTACACCGCCCGCCCGCTATTTCGTTTTCGAGGGTGGCCGTAGTTCAGGCAAAACCACGACCATATGTCAGTCGTTAGTGTTGCGTGGAGCTGTCAAGTCTATTCGAGTCTTGTGCGCTCGTGAGTTCCAAAACTCGATTAATGAATCAGTGAAGAAGAGTCTTGAGGACTCTATACGCATGTTAGACCTTGGCGGATACACTATCACGAAAGACTCGATAGAGCACGAAAATGGGACTAGTTTCGTTTTCAAGGGCTTGCATAATGACCCCGAAACCACTGTCAAAGGTTTGGAGGGTATTGACGTTTGTTTTATCGATGAAGCGCAATTTATTTCCAAGCATTCACTGGATATTCTTCTGCCGACTATCCGCAAGGAAAACAGTACAGTCATTTTTGCCATGAATCCTCTGACACCGAAAGACGAGGTTATGGAGCGGTTCGTATGGAATGCTAACGAGCAGGTGAAAGCGCGAACCATCCACAGGCACGTCACCTATCGTACTGCGCTCAAGGCTGGACTACTGCCGCGGGAAGTGTTGCAACAAGTGCAGGAGGCTAAAGGGTCTCCCGACTTCGCGCACATCTGGGAGGGCAAGCCGACCGATAACGTGCTTAACCGCATCATGTCGTGGCAACAATTGCAGTCCGCAGAAACCACCATCATGCCTGACGGTGGCATAACCTTTGGTGTTGACGTTGCACGACTTGGAGCCGACAGGACAGCCGTAGCAGTCAATAGGGGCGGCACTATTATCGATTTAGTCAGTTGGAACCACACGCGTTTAACGGACTCGGCGCAGACCATTAGACAACTGGCAGACCGATACAATCCAGTCGCCATTAATATTGATGACTGTGGTGTTGGCGGTGGTCTAACCGACATGCTTATTGCTGACGGATTACCCATTCAGCCAATTAATTCCGCGTCACGAGCTAAAGACAACACGAAATATCCCAACATCAATAGCGAAATGTGGTTTACTTTCGCTGAGAAACTAGTAGCCGGTGACATACATTTCATTCATTCACTGGCTGATAAAAACGACTTGTTCGAAGAATTAAGCACGCGTGAGTGGAAACTCACGACGAAGAATCAACGTCAAGTGCAAGCGAAAGCGGATTACAAGACGGCTAATAATGTTGGCTCACCTGACCTTGCGGACGCGGTTTTATTGAGCGTGTACACGCCGGTGAAGTTGACAAGTTGGGATGTTGAAGTATTATAGATAGAGCCGGTAAAGCTTTGTCCTTTTTCTTTACCGGTGGTTGGTTGACTGGGATAAGCCCTCGCAGTGATTGCGGGGGCTTCCTAGTATAATGGGAACCGTTATCAATAAGCCTATTGAAAGACGGTAACATTGTCTAAACTCGGATATAAAATCAGAAGTTTCTTTACCCGTCCAACGTCCCCAGCATTGACTGAGGGGTGGACTAGGGTTAGCGGCAGTGGAACGCAGGTAATCCCACCTTATGACGCTTACGCGCAGATTTTCCCATATTCCAACGCGATTGCCGGACGTTTCTCAACTATCATCCCCTACGCTGTTGACGCTCAAGGTGAGCGTATCAGCCCGGCGCCTCCCGCGCTCAAAGCATTGTACGCGCCTAATGACCAATTCTCTTGCCTTGAATTCCTGAAATTCATCGCCAATAGTATTCTCACTCAGTCGCATCTTGATATTTTAGTGTGGACGAATCAAGGCGGGTATATTCAGCCGGGCGGCGAAATTACTCCGGACAATATCGCTGGCTATACGTTCCTTCCGCAAGATAGTAGGCAGTGGGATAGTAGCCATACGACTTGGACGCATCGCGTCACCATGACCATTAACGGACGTTTGGAAACACGCGTGTTCACGCGTGACGAGACTATCGCACTCAGCTATTCCACACATCCGCTCGACCCGTCGCGTGGCATCAGTCCCGCGCAGACCATCCGCAAGTGGGCAAACGTCGATGACATGATAGCGGATTACGAGCGTGGCTTCTTCGCCAACGGCGCTGTCCCAGCTGGCATGATGGGCATTGTGTCCGCTACCGCCGACGATTTCACACGCACTAAAAATCAGCTTGAGCAGGCGTTCCAAGGCGCCGGACGCAATAACGGCGTGGTGTATAACATGATTCCGGTAGACCCGTTGAGTGGTAAACCGTCCGATACGGGGAAACTTGTGTGGGTGCCTTTTCAGCAGGCCAATAATTCGCTCGACTTGTCCAGTCTTAATGACGTGGTTAACAGCCGACTTGCAAGCGCTCTAGCTGTGCCGGATATTGTGCGCGGTATCGATAATGGGCAGACCTATGCAAATGCCGAGCAGGCCGAACGCGCTTTCGTTGAAAATACTTTGAAACCGCTCTGCATGACGGTGTGGGATAAATTTCAGTTCGAGCTTGACCGCATTACCGGCGGTTTGGGATATGGCATTAATTTCACTTTGGATGTTCCGGCGCAGACGGACGTACGCAAGGTGCAGGCCGACACGCAGGCCGTGCAGGTCGATACGCTTATCAAGCTTATCAATGCTGGAGCGAGTGTGGAAACCGCTGTAAAGGCATTGCACTTGCCAGACGAGTTCAATGCGCTGGAATTGGAGCCGGCCACACCGTCTCTTTTCGTGAAGCCGGAAGCCCCGCAGATTGTGCCACAGATTCAAGCCTCGAAAGATGATGACGTTAAGACGGAACCGGTGAAACCGGACGTTGAAGAATCAACCGTAAGCAAGGCATCTAAGCTAGTCCGCAAGTTCTACCGTGACTTGATTGACCTTAATCTAGCGGCGCATAGTTTCGCTAAGACTGACGTGGATAGTGGTGAGATTCAAGCCGAACTCGTGGACAGTCTTTTCGCTGTCTACGAACCGCAAATAGTCGCATACGCCAACTCGACGGGGAAGACGATTATTCAAGCAATGCAGGAATTAGCCAAAACTAATCCAGACATTGCCAAGATTCTTGACGCTTGGACGCCCTCGCAGATTGCCCAACTTGTCGGCTGGGAGACACTGCCGGATACGTTTGAAAAGGCGTACCGCAAGCAACTGACCAAGACTGTGGCCGCTGTGACGGGTACTGCGAATAAGAGCATTGCCAAGGTTATCGCGCAAGGCATCAAGGATAAGCTGGATTATAAGGAACTTGTACATCAATTGTACGGATTGCTTGACGATGGCCGAGCCGAATTGCTGGCCGGGAACGAGTTGAGGAATGCGGAACGCTTGGGCAATCTCTATAGCGCGCAGAATCTAAGCAGTAAAACCGGCGTGACCTTGAAAAAGGTCTGGCACACTAGCGGCCTTGACGCTGGCAGTGAGCAGAAGCCGTGCCCATTCTGCGAGCATATGAACGGCAAAGTTGTCGGGCTTGCTGAAAGCTTCATGGACGAGGGTGATTCCATTGACATTGACGGTGAAACCTTCACCAATGACTATGTTTCGATGGTTACTGCGGCGGCTCACCCACGCTGTCGTTGCACGCAAACTTACGAGGTGGCGTGAAAATGGAAATCAAGTGTAAGAAGTGCGGAAGGTTCTTAGGTGAGACGGAGCATAGTATCCGCCTTATGCTCAAGTGTCCTAATTGCCGTGCCTATCTGCTTTATCACATCACCATGCTTAGTGAGAAGCATTCTCAATAAGAGTGTTAGAATCAGTGTAGAGCAATAAAGCCCCGTAAGGACGCTCAAAACGTAAGGAAATAGGAATGCAACAGACACTCACATGCGACGCGAACAATGTCAGCAGTGACGGCCACACGTTGACGTTCCTTGCTAACTCCGGTACGCGCATGACCAATGGCTACACGGTAGACCTTGCAACACTGCAAGCCCCCGTGAACGATGGTCAACTCAAGCTCGTAGCCGACCTGGCCGACTCTGACCGACTGACCTTGCCGCTACTGCTCGACCATATGCCGAGTATCACGGCTCAAGTCGGCATCATCGAGAAACTTTGGTTTGATGATGACGGATTAATGGCTCAGGCTCGACTAAGCGACAATGAGCAAGGCCAGAACGTGCAACAGTTAGCAAGTGAAGGAATGCTAACGAACTCTTTCAGCATCACAATCGACTTCGACAATGACCCCGACGAAAACGGTGTAATCCATAACGCCGAACTAGTCGAAATCAGCGTGGTCTATCGAGGTGCCGACAGTAAAGCCGTATTCCGTAGTCTAAACAATATCGAAGGAAAAATAATGGAACTCAAGAATAACCTCACCAAGGATGAAGCACAATCCTTGATTGACCAAATCACGGACGCTATCAATGGATTGACCGAAAAGAACGGTGACAATACTGAACCGGAAGAGCCGATGCAGTCCAATGAGACAGAAAACAGTAAGGAGGATACCGTGGCTAATGGTCGAACCAATATCATTATTAATAGCGCGGGCGGTGCGCGTCAGTCTCTCGCCAAGACCAGTGACCCGCTGAAGGACTGGCTGAAGAGCGAGGATGCTACCAAGGCTTACGAGCAGGCGTTGTGGCGTACCGATAATCAGGGCGTGCAGGGCTTTAAGACTGCTTGGCGCGAGGAACTGGCCCGCCACGCCTATGCCGACAATGCTTCTATTGATGAAGCTAGTGTTGGCAAGCTTGTCCCGACAAGCGTTATTACGGAGATTGAAGACGTTCTCAACAAGGCTAGCGAACTGTGGCCGCTGTATCGTAAGCTTGATGTGGACAGCTTCACCGTTGGCGCTCAGTTGGCAGGCTTGACCGATGATACTCGCGCTCACGGCTACAAGGTGGCTGACTATGGCACCTCGAAGAAGACGCAGAAGTTTAATCTTGTGGAACGTAAGATTTCCGCCGATTTCGTGGTGAAGTATGCAGTGCTTAACAAGGGTGATATTCGCCGTACCGATAAGCCGGGCGCACTTGTGAAGTATCTGCTGGCCGAAATGCCGAACTATATTTTGCACGCTATCGACCGTCAGATTATTCTTGGCGGCTATACCGACCTTGATTTCTTCCGCTCCGTGCAGACCGATGCTAAGGACACTTCCAGCGAGTTCGCGGGGAAGAATTTCGTTCTGAGCGCGGCCGAGGGTACTCGTGCTAATCTCGTGCTTGATGTGGTCGGCCTTGCATCCAAGATTACCGCCACCGGTACCAAGGTGCTCGTGCTTAGCCCCGATACCAAGATGGATATTATCACTGCCGCAGATGGCATTGGCCGTCCGCTCGTCGGCTACGGTAACGATAATCTCGCCGCCTACCTTGGCGTGGATAAGGTTATTACGCCGGACTGGTGGACTGATGCGGATGACGCTAAGACCCGCGCCGTGATTATCGTTCCGGAAGCCTATGGCGTGGTCGGTGATACGTCTATCAGCGCTTTCACTAATTTCGCTCTGAAGACTAATGAGCAGGAATACCTGTCTGAAATCTTCGCTGGTGGTGCTCTGACCAAGGTCAAGAGTGCCGGTGTGCTGACTCCGAAGGCTGGCGACTGACGATAAGTGACGGGGGTAGGGTTACGACTCTACCCCCCTCGTTTTTAAGGATTAGACATGACTAATATTTATGCTCGCATTTCTGACGGCGACGCTCCGAAAACTCAACAGGTCACACAAGTAAGCTTTGTTGACGACTCCGGTAAACACATTGATATTGGGGCAAGCGGCGAAATGGGTACTGTTTTGACCAAGCTACGCGCAATCACAGCACTTGCAAGTGATGCAGACCTAACTACGGTCATTGCTAAGGTTAACGAGATTCTGACAGCTGTAGCTAAGGAATAACAGACGGTAGAATAGGGGTATCACAATAGTGGTACCCCTTTTTCTATTTCGAAAGGAAAACTAAGTTGGCTTTTATCCCGATTGATAACATTGGCGGTGAGAACGCTCGTAAATGGTTGCCGACCATCCTGCCCGCATTGCAGAAACTTTTATGTGGCGCAATGGTGTCTCAAGCTACCGGAGTCAACCCAGCCATCGTGAGTGAAGATGGTCAAACAATTGTTCTAGCCGCATGGTATAGCAGTATTACCAGAGTGACGGTTAACGATAATCCAGTCGCATTCACATTCAATCCGACTGTGGGCGACATGGATTACACTACCGGTCAAGTTGAACAAATGTACGGCAACACGCTCACCCTCGAAACCAAGATTGAGCCGGGCACTGTCGTAACCGTCGTAGGAACATACGGTTTCGATACCCTCCCGGCTAGTCTGCAAGCCGTGTTGTCAGGCATGGTCAGTGCAATGCAACGACATGCGGACGAAACGGATATAATCGCCAGCAAGAGTATCGAAGACGTTAGCGTGTCCTACCAACGGGACACAGCCACGGACACACTCACTCAAGCAATCCAACCATATCTAAGCGTCATTAACATGTGGAGTCTCTGCGAGAAGCCGTTAGGCGTCGGAGGTATCGCAACACCCAACACACTGCCAGTAGTGCCGTATTGGATTGGGGACGGTGACGGTCTTGGATTGTAATCCATTCAAACTTTTTCCCGACCAAGTGGAAACCGTCGAACTGTGGAAGTATGCGAGCAGTGAACGAAACAACAAGAAGCTAGCGGACGTACACGCGATAATCAAGCGTTCAACCAATTCCGACGCGTTCGGAGACTATGGCGTGCGTATCGCCACTCGCCGATTCCACCTGCAAGCCGAAGACATACCAGCAGACCTACGCGACCCGGACATGCTGTTAGACCTGATAGTCAAAACCAAAAACCGGGCGTTCAAAATCACTCAAGCAAGTCAAGGTGACGACATGACCACTGGGAAAACACGGTTCATCGCCGTCTACGCTCAACCCTACGGAAGGAGCACACTATGAGCATACACGTCACAATCAATAAAGGCGTGTATGAGCAAGGCCGTCAAGTCATGCGTAATGGTCTAGCCCACATGCTCACCGATATCCACAAGGATGCAGTAACCAACGCTCCAATCGGTAAAGCACCCGAAGACAAACACCCCGGACTATTGAAAGATTCAGGCCGTTTCAAGCTCCAAGGCATGAAAGGCTATGTCTCCTTCGGTGGCGGCAGAGTCCCATACGCCAAACGACGAGAATACGAAAACCATCGACACCCCGGCACAAGACTCTACCTACATCGTGCAGTAGCTAAAGCCCAAGCACACGCGGACAATTATTTCCAAAGGATACTAAAATGATTGAACTGGCAGTAGCATTAGACCTAGCAGAACACGGCTTCGGCACCTATGGGGAAAACATCTTCGTAAACGAAAGCCCCATATTAGACACTGGCGCAGTCAGCAGTAAAGATGGCATATGGATAACCTCAACCACCGTAAGCAACGGCAACGGGCATTACACTGACCAACTCACCATAAGCACCCGCTTCTACGATGTAATCCGACAAGGAGAATACCTCCTAAAACTCATGGAATACATCAACACTCAACTAGTAGACCAATGCACGCTAAGCTGTCAACCTGAAAGCCCAATAATCTACCACAAACTCACCATAAGCCCCGCAAGCAGTATAGACTTAGACGCGGTAGACAGTGAAGGCCACTACGTGAAAAGCATCCACTTCACCATCACCTACCCACTCCCAGATTTAAGTGGGGTAAAAGTGATAAACTAGTAACTAAGCAGAAAACGATAATCATTCTCAATAAGGAGTAACACAATATGGCTACCACAGACTACAGTCTAATCGGCAAGAAAACCGTATACATCGGACAAGAAGAATTTGCGCCCGAACTCGTCGGCTCCGATGGTATCACCATCACACTCACCCCGAATACAGTGGACGTGGAAAGTCAAGCCGGAACCATTAGTATTCCTACCGGCACCTATAGCGCAATCAGTGCCACTATTCCACTCATCATTCCGAACATGGCAGTGCTTGGCCGCATCTTCCCAAGTCTTGCTACTAAGGGCACGGCAGGCACCAAGGTCACTTTCGGTGCGGGAGAATGCTCCGCAATCACTAGCGAGCCTATCGTTATTCATAACACTTGTGACGCAGATAGTGCTAACGACGTGTATATTCCCGCCGCTCTAATTCAAAACGGTGGCGAGTTCACTATCGGTAGCACGAGTGACCCGGTGAATATCGAACTGAACGTTACCATGCTCCCGGACGAGAAGGGTTACGTTAACTTCGGTTGCAGTGACCCGTCTAAGCGTACCAAGTATGACCCGGAACAGCAGCAGTACGTTGACGTGGCGGACTCGACAAAAGCCAACACCGTCCAGAAGTAAGGAGCCTAAACCATGTCTGAAATCGTCACTATCGATACTCGCGAACAAACCGAGGAACACACCTTCAAACTGATTACCTCCAATAATCCAGAAGGCACCGTGTTCACTGTGAACCCTATGGGCGCGGGCACTTACCTGAAGTTCATGGACAAGGTGAAAACGCTTCAGGCGTTGAACGCTCAGGACATGAGTAGTAAGCAATTGTTGAAGATTCAAAACGACTTGTGCAATCTGCTTATCCCTCTCGTCTCCCCGACCGACGAGTTTAAAACGTGGACTGAGGAAGCGGAACAGAAGTGGCCTCTAGCATATCAGGCGGTTATGCGGCAGATTATGCGTTTCGTTTTCGGTAAAACGTATTTCTAATGGGGGTAGTCAATGACGGTGCATAAGGTCATTGACGATTTTACGCCGGAGCAGTTAGCGAAGCTTAAAGCCATGCGGCAGGCTGAGAGCAAGTCTAAGGCTTCGGCGTTTTTTCGTGATGATGAACTACTACTGGCCGAGTTCGGTAAATATTACGGCTGGCAGGCTGTCCGAGACGTGCTAGCGGACGAGGTGAGTTACGAGACTTTCATAGCCTTACTTAACGCTGGGAGGAGTCTCGCAATTCGGGACCGCATACTGCGCGTGAATGACATGTATGTTGCGTTTGGTGCGTCGCAAGCCAAAAAGGGAGACAAAGTGTTGAAACAATACGTGAAGCAGTTGGAACGGAGTATGTGATATGGCGCAAGCGGGTGAGATTCGTTTCGATGCCGTTATCGACACGAGCGGCTACGAAAAAGGCGTGAAGGACATCCAGAACGCTACCGACGATATTAAAGAATCAGCGGAGCAGGCGGACAAGGCCACCGAAGACGTTGGCAAGAACGGTGGTAAGAACGCGCCAAGTATTAAGGACGCGTTCAGTAAAACATTCGACGGGATTAGCGAGCTGGCGGACGGATTTGGGTTGAATCTGCCTAGCAAGCTTGTTAAAGTCGCGTCGATTGGTGGCGCACTGGCCGCGGTCGGTGGCGTGTTCAAAACGGGTATTGACTCGGCGATTAGTCAGATTGACGTGCAAGGCACTTTGGACGCCCAACTAGGTAAGGGTAGTGTGGCCGCTCAAAACGCTGGCAAGGTGGCGGGCGAACTCTACCGGCAAGGCTGGGGTGAGAGTTTGGAAGACGTGGCTAATGTCGCGTCTAATGTCAGTCAGGTGATTCGTGGTATCGGTGATGGTGATTTAAACACTGTCACGAAGGCTACGGAAGTGTGGGCTCAAACGTTTGACGCGGACGCGGGTGAGAGCGTACGTGGTGTGAAAGTCCTTATGGAAAAATTCGGTTTGAGCGCTCAGGATGCTACCGACCTTATGACCAAGGGTATGCAGAATGGTCTGAACTATACGGACGAACTCGCTGATAATCTTAGCGAGTATGGTGGCCGGTGGGCTGAAGCCGGTACGTCCGCGCAAGAATATTTCTCACTGCTTCAGGCTGGCGTGGATAGTGGCGCCTACCAACTGGACAAGGTGGGAGACTTCCTTAATGAGTTCCTTACCTCTCTGACGGACGGGCGTATCGAGCAGAGTATTGGAGAGTTTTCGAAGGGGACTCAGGACGTTTTCAACAATTTCAAGAGTGGTAAGGCCACTGCGGAAGACGTGTTGAATGCGGTTATCGGTGAAATGGGCACCATGACCGATAAAACCAAGGAAGCTAGTCTAGCGTCAACTTTATGGTCTAGTCTTGGTGAGGATAATGCGCTTGGTATGATTGAAGCTCTCGGCAACGTGCCGAACAGTTATGAAAATATCAAGGGTGCTACAGATGAAGCCGCAGACAGCACAATGAGCATCGGTCAACAGTGGGAAGCGTTCAAACGTACCATGAGTGGCACACTGGGTGACGCGTTCACACCATTTGTTAAGGGCTTCTTAGACGGTTTGACTGATATGACGAAGAAGTTTACCGACTTCGTTAATAACACTGATTGGAGTGGGTTAGCCAATATTCTGGGTAGTGTTGGTAGTGTTGTCGGCAAGGCGTTCGAAGCAGTCGGCAATTCAATCCAGCCAGCGCTTGACCTCCTGAAAGCATTTTCCGATTGGTTTAGTGCGAATAGTACGTGGATTATTTCAACACTTGTCGGTATCGGCGCCGGTTTTGCCGTGTTCAAGACAGCGCAAATCATTAGTACAGTGGTCGGTTTTCTTCAGTCGTTCAGTCTTGCGGAGACTGCCGCCACAGTAGCGCAATGGCTGTTTAACGCGGCTATGGCCGCTAACCCGATGGTGTTGGTTATCACACTATTGGCGGCGCTTGTGGCTGGGTTGGTTTACTTTTTCACGCAGACTGACGCGGGTAAGCAAGCATGGCAGGACTTCTGTCAGACCATGCAAGACTTGTGGCAAAACCTTTGCGACTTCTTCCAAAACATTTGGGATAGTATCACCAAGTTTTTCACCGACGCCGGAACAAATGTTACGAACGCGTGGAATGCTGTCACTGATTGGTTTAGTGGTATCCCCGGCAGAATCAAGGGTTTCTTCAATGATATCGGCGCATGGTTTGGCGGTAAGTTCCAAGAAGTCAAAGATGCGATTGTGAACAGATTCAATGAGGCTATAGGCTTCATCACCGGTATCCCCGGCAGAATCAGGGATTGTTTCAACGGTGCGGTGAACTGGCTTAAAGATGCTGGCGGGAATATCGTTCGAGGCTTGTGGAATGGTATCAGTGACATGTTCAACTGGGTGCGGAATAATATTCTCGGCTTCGGTGGGAATATCGTCAAGTGGGCTAAGCAGGCGTTGGGTATTCATTCCCCGTCGCGAGTCATGGCCGAAGAGGTTGGTAAGTATATTCCGTCTGGTATTGAAATGGGTATCAAAGCTAACACTAGTGGTTTGATGGACTCGTTGGACTCGTTGAGTTTGGATATGGTTGACGCTGTTAAGGTGCCGACTACTACTACTGGCTCACTGCCAGTGTTTGAGAGTTCTTCGAGTGGTGTCACGTCTGCGATTCCGCAGACTAGTATTGTTATTCAGAGTATGCAGGTGCGTTCTGATAATGATATTCGTCTTATCGCGCAAGAGTTGAACCGTTTGCAACGTCGTGACTTGAAGAGGGTGTGAAATTGAGAATCGTTTTCAATAACACTGATTTGGCTACCGTCCTACCTGATACCGTGCTTTATATTGGTAACGTTACTGGCCGTGAGTTCGTCAGCCCGGACGTTACCACGGTAGCGTATAAGGGTGCGCACGGTAGCCGATTCGTAGGCAATCGTTATCCCGCGCGTGATATTCAAGTGGAAGTAACCGTTATCGGCTATTGTTTCCAAATGATGCCATCTTACGCGTCTAAGCTTATGAGCGTGCTTGCTACCGACGTGCCCGCTAGCCTGTCTTTCAGTGACCAAGAGGGCACGTATCAGGCTATCGTTAGTGCGATTGACTTGGAAGAGCATGAGACTTACGCGACCGGTACTATCACGTTCACGTGTCCTGACCCGTTCCGTTATGGTGCCCTGTATGATATTGATTTCGACACGCTCCCGACTGACACGTTGCACACCAATTACAATGTCGAACCGGTTTTTAATCTTGTGGTGAACAAGTCCGCCAACAATTTCAGTATGAATGTTAACGGCTACGTGCTCACTTTGGACATGCAAGTCGCTCAGGGTGACGTGATAGTGGTCAACAGTGAGACGCGTACTGTTACCGTCAATAACAAGCTGACAGTATTGGAAACGTCCGGCACGTTTCCGAAATTAAGGCAGTCGGGGAATACGGTTAGGTTCTATCCTGACTGTGGTGGCAATGGTTCATATACTGCGAGGTGGCTGTGATGCTGGCAGAAGACACTATCACCCTTGTGGGATTGCAAGGGCATGAACTTCGTACGCTCAGCCCGCGCGCGGAATGGACGTTCGACCAACGTTCCGACTCCACTAATCAGCTCACTGTCACTGTTGGCACGGATGAAGCAACCGACGTTGTGGGCGACATGGAACTATTATTCCAACACCGTCGATTTGTCATTAACGAAGTGAACCGCACGCGCGACACGGAGACGTGTGAGATTATCGCGGATGAAGCGCAGGCTGAAATGGCTTCAATCGAGGTTGAGTCATTTCAAGTTGAGAAGGCGAAGTTGAGCGCGGCAGTCACGCAATTGTTGTCTAACACGCTTTGGACGGTTGGAACGATTGAGGATGATACGCGCACGATTTACGCCGACCTGCAAGGCAAGAAGGTCACGGAATTGTTGACGTGGTTGGCGAATCAGTCTAACCAAGTGTTATCGTTCGATTCCGCGCATCGTAAAGTTTCGTTTATCAAACGGGATATGACGCCTTCCGGTGTCGTGTTTAATTATGATGTCAACATGGCGAATCTTAAGAAGACTGAGACGCCGCCGACTTGCACGGTATTGCATCCTATCGGCGCCAACGGGCTGACTGTGGCGAACGTGAATCATGGCAGTGAGTTGGTTGAGGACTTCGGCTGGTACACGTCTTTGGGCATGAGTGAGAATGAGGCGCGTGCCCGATTCACGAAACGGCAGGAATGGCAGGACGAACGTTACACCGTCGTGCAGAATCTACTGGATGATGCGAGGAAGAAACTCTCCGTGTCCGCCTATCCGACGCTATCTTACGATTTAACAGCTGTTGACGGTATCAGTGATTTACGTTTGGGGCAGCAAGCGTACGTTTGGGATAATGTGCTTGACGTGCGCGTGTTGACAACGGTTAGTGTTATTCACACGTCCAGCGTTCACGATGATGATAGTGTGACATTGGATTACGTGCCACCATCGTTTACGATTGCTACCGATGATACTACCGGCGATACTACATCCACGACGGAGGCTAGCGTATTCCAAGCATTCAACGACATGGAATATGCGCTAGGTGATACGGCCACGCGAGTCCTGCCGTTGAGCATCAATGTTTACTCGGATACCATGCTTGAGTGCAATCTATGTCTAACAGTCAAAACCACGACTGCTGGACTGCTTGAAGGCTATTTTCTTTTGAACGGTGAGAAGGCGGGACCGCGTATCATGCAGACATGCGCGGAAGGGTATGTCACTATCGGCCTCCCATTCCTTATTACAAACGTTTCGAGCAATGACCAAACCACGCTTGACTTGTATCTTAAGCATGGTGGGGCTGGTAGTCTCGCTATCAATGACGCGCAAATTTATATTTCAGCTAAGGGTGCGTATGGTGGTGTCACTAACGAACGTCCTGACCGGCGTGTGGTTGACGCTGTGGAACGTTTTAAACGCGAATGGCGTAACGTTGAGGATGCAACGTCTATCACATTCCCGGAACGCAACGACACTACTGTTGCTGAAACTGTGGAACGGTTTAAGACGGAGTGGCGTGAATCTGAAGACGTGGTTAACCCGATTGTGTGGCTTGAGGATAAGACGCTCACAATCACTAACGCCGAGAATGATACCGTGTTTACGCTTATTCTGCCGGACAAGAGTCAACGTGAAATGTCTGCTGTTGTTGACGGGTCTACCTCGTTTGACTTGAGTACGCTTGGTTTGGCTGGTTCGACTAAAATTGAGATAAAGGAACTTGACGTGAGTGTCACGGTGAAGCTTTGAAAGTGAGGGGAAATATTTTGAACGAGTCAGTGGAACGGTTGAATATCATGCCGCACGTGAAAGGTCACGTGGCCGTTGATGTGATGGAGGACGGGCGGATTGTAGACCATACTGAGCATGATAATTACGTCAGCCCGTTCGTTTATGAAGCGTTGCGCAAGTATGTTAACGCGCATTTCATGATGTTGCATGATGGACCGAATTTGTACATTCAAGGTTCCTCGTTTGACCGATATGCGCTGAATAGTGTTTTTATTCTGACAGACTACGCGGGGCCGGTGAATACTCGGGAACGTGTGATTCATGGGACTCCACTGAGCTACGGTTGTCACCAATATGTTTCCAATGCTGCGAATGAGTGTAGTTTCAATCAGGATGAGTCATACCGGAAGGCGAACTCGTTGCGTTTCGTGTTTGATTTTTCAACCTCGCAAGGCAATGGCACGTTTCAAAGTATTTATAGTGGCCCATCCACGAGGAATCCAGAATATTGTGCAGGATACCCGCTTTTGGCAAGTAATGATGCTGCTTGCCCTGCTACTTACTGTGATGGCAAGATTTACGTGTCGAGCAGAGATAGTTTAACCGTGTTCACGGTGGATGATTGGATTACACGACTTAACGGTGGTGAGTGGGATAGGCAAACCGTGCAAGTTCCTAACGTCAGATTATTCGACTATACAACGTTAACCGCGTATAATCATACTATTTATTGGGTTGACAACATGTCAGTTTACAGTGCGCCGGTGTCTGATTTAACTAACGTGACAACACATAATATCGGAAACACATGCCAAGCGATTTCTTACTCCGCGATTCGTAACTCGTTTTTCATTTCTATTTCGAAGACCGAGGTAAGGGAATATTCAACCTCGTTCGAACTTAAAAAAACTTTCACCGGCAATTATGATGATTCGTATATTTCTGCTATGCCGGAGGAAAACAGTGTCCTAATCGGCAGTCGCGTGTATGACATTGATGATAATACTAACGCGTTGAAACCATGCGCCCGATGGCAAGATTCAGAAAGATTTTATGACATGTCGTTTATAGGCGCGTTCGCGTTAGCCCATGGCATTTTCGCGCGCACTGGCTTGTATCTTGGCACCCAGTATTTCAGTCGTGCCCGATTGGATAAGCCAGTGACGAAGAACAGCAGGCAGACCATGAAAATCACTTACGATTTCAACATGCCACCGATTGATTGGGAGCATTGATGGAAACGGCATTATTGTGCGCCATCCTCGGCAGTCAAACGGTAACTATTATCGTGCAATGGGTGTTAAGCAAGATTGATGCGAAACGCAACCCGTTACGCGAGGGTGTGAAAGAACTCTTGTTCTGCAAGCTGAAGCAGTTTGACGAACAGCGGGAGCATAACGGGTTCGTACCAATCGCGGATAAGGAAACAGTTGAACGCGTCTACACCGCCTACCATGCTTTAGGGGGTAATGGTGTTGGCACGGATATAGCGAACAAGATTCGTTCTTGCGCAAGTAGTAGGGAGGAAAAATGAAACGAACACCGAAACATAAGCGTATCAAGCGGAGCATGGTCAAACCGGTTGCCGGTTTGGCATTGAGTGCGACTATCATGCTTTCGCCTAGTGTCGCATTGGCGAACATGAATGGAGCGGACGTGAGTGGTTGGCAACCCGCTAACATTACTCGCATTGTTCCGGGGGACTTCATGATTGTTAAGGCCACGGAGGGTGTGAATTATGTCAATCCGTATTGGGTTCAGCAGATTTTAGGTAGTATCGACACCAACAAGCTTCACGCCTTGTATCATTACGCGAATGGTGGTAACGCGATTGCGGAAGCCGACTATTTCGTTAACACGATTGGTTTTTATATTGGCCGTTCTATGCTCGTGTTGGACTGGGAGAGCTACCATAATGCCGCGTGGGGTAATGGTAATTGGGTGCGTCAGTGGGTTAATCGCGTGCATGAACGTACTAGTGTTTGGCCGGTGGTTTACGTGCAAGCGTCTGCCGTGTGGCAGATTCCGCAGGACGTGCGTCAACATTGCATGCTGTGGAAGGCGCAGTATGCGAGCAATGCCGTTACCGGTTATCAGTCTCAGCCGTGGAATGCTGGCAGTGCTGGCGAGGGCATGTTGCAATACACGTCTCATGGCATGTTGAATGGGTATGGTGGGTTCCTTGACCTTGACTTGTTCTTCGGTGATAAAACTGCTTGGGGTCGGATTGCTTGCGGTGAACGTAGTGGGTGCGTACCTAATTCGTTTGCTAATACTGGCACCACTACCACGGTGAAGCATGATACGCCGAACACTACGTCTAATGGTGATGTGAATCAGATGGCGAACGACGTTATCGCGGGCAGATACGGTAATGGTGCGACGCGTCGCGCACTCTTGGGCGGCTATTATGATTCGGTTATGAGGATTGTGAATAATCGTTTGGGATGCGGTACGGCTCAATCCTCTGCGCAATGCGTTTACGTCCAGTCTGGTGACACGTTGAGTTCGATTGCATCACGCTATGGTGGCAGTTGGAATGAGTGGACGGGCTACCGTAGTGGCAATCCGAACATCATTTATGCTGGTGAGCGTGTTTGCCGTCGCAGTTCTAGCGTTTCCACTGGGGGAGCACGCCGTTATACTGTGCGGTCTGGTGACACGTTGAGCGGTATCGCGTCACGATATAAGATTAGTATGAGTCAGATTAAGGGCTATCGTTCAGGCAATCCTAACGTGATTTACCCGGGCGAAACCTTGTATTGGTGATTGGAGTAAATTATGGACATTACTCAGGCTGAGACTATCGCGGTTGCTATCGTCGGTTTGGTCGCTCCCGTGTTCGTGCAGGTTGTTAAACCTATTCTGCCGGATAACATGACTGCACTGTTTAGCCTCGCTGTTAGCATCGTGTTGGGCATGTTGGCTATCGCGGCTGTGGGCGGTTTTAATCACGGTTATACGTGGGGTGTTCTGCTTGTTGCTGTGGTGGGTGTCTCGCAGACGGTTTACACTGCTGTTAATCAGGTAATGGGCGGCAAACTCGGTAAAACGTTCGTTGACGAAAATAAGTTGGCCTAGTATAATGTGAAGTGCTGAAAGTTTTGGCGATTGACTTTTAGTGCTGTCATTGATAAAGCCGCACGGGTTCATCTTCTTCCCCGTGCGGCTTCTCCTTTTTTAAATGGTTTTCAACCCGTTCCACGTTTGCACTGGAATATTTTCAGGTCTGGCGAAACCTGACACGATTAATCCCAGTCGTTCTGCTTCTTTCACATTCTCGTGTACCCATCCGTGGCAACCGGTTGTGCCTGACCCGCAGAGGGTTATGAGGTTTGGACTGGAATGCATTTCAGCGTATGGGTGCGAGCGTAGTCTACGGTGGTGGATGGAGTAGCCGAATGGCGTGTATCTCACGTCCCGTCCGCATCTCACGCAACGGTAGTGGTCGCGTTCCAAGACGTTACGACGTGTTTCTTCGGTCGGGTTTTTCTCTTTTGGTTTTCCTTCTTTCGCTAGCATTATTTCTCCGATTGCTCCACGCAAAATTCTGCCAATTGCGCGAGTGCGACCCCTAGCATGGCGTAGCTTTCCTTGCTGAGGGTTGCGGCTTCACCAATCGTGTAGGTTTGTTTTCCCTTATTGGTGGTGTATCGTAGTTTTTCTTCCACCATTGAGTCGGCTAGTTCAACGCTGACATGCACGATAAATTCTGGCATGTTTTTCATTTTGTTTCCTCCCTTGGTTGGAATGATGCGACTTGTTCGCCTTCATCGTCAAAAATGGTTGCGGTTTCTCCGTGTTCCACTGTTTTTCTTGCCGTGGCTACGGCTTGGCTGAATGTGACGCATACATAATCGACACCGTTGAATCTTACTGTATACATGTTTTATTCCTTTCGTTAGTTGTGTCCCGCCATTGCGGGCGGGGCGGTTGTTTAAAGATATTTTATTTCTGCCTCGTAGACTGCGCACTGGTCTAATCCTTGATGCCATGTGAAATCGTCTACAAGACAGACTCGGCCGAACGTGAAATCTTCGTCGCGCTTGAGGATGTTGCGCATGTTTGCCAATTGGTTTTTAAATTCCACTGCTTCGCTGTGGAAATCGTAGACTTCTCCGGTTTCTTTGATTACGAGACGTTGTGTGCAGATGCGATAGCTGAGGTAGATGATTGCGGTGGTCATTTTGGTTTGCCCTTTCTTGGTTGGTAATTACATAATACATCACTTGGTTATGCGACACGCCGACGTTCGACAAACACGCCCCAACACATCGGATACTTCAGCGGCACAAGTCGGGACACGCGATAGTCAGCGCCATAACGCACTTCAGCAAGCCGAGCAATAACCGCGTGCGCTCTCTCCCTTGCTTCGGCAACACGCTTGTCATAGCCACGCTTGCGCTTCTGCCAACCGTCGCTAGTCCTCTCATACACCTCCCATACGACACCGTTTTCCGAATAATGAGACTGCACGCGATAGTCGTAAGCGTCAACGTTCCTATATTTCACCATATCCCCCTTTTTAGTACATTTCCGCGAGATGGCGAGTGAACGCGCATACGCTGACTGCCGTCAGATAGCCGCGTAATCCCGTCTTCCTCGCCATGAGAAGCCACACTGGGAAAGTGATGAATGGTGCGAGACACCAACCACATGTAGCGAGATTACGCAGACTGAAGGCTTGCAGTGCTTTGCGCCTCTGCCCCTTCGTTTCGTACTGCGTTTCGACTGTGTTGAGAGCGTCTAACCATGCTCTGCGCGCATTCTTTAAGGACATGCCGAAACCGTCCGTTGTCTGGATGCAAGTATTAAGATACCCGGCGACTAGTCCGGCCTGTACTGCTTTGTTCATTTCTTTGCTCCTTTGCGGTAGGTGTAGAGTGCCGCCAACATGCACGCGACACCGATAATATTAATTAAGTTCATGTTTTCATTTGCGGATAGCACGATTCCGAAAAGAAAGAGTATCGCTACGAATCCGTCGTTTTCATTCATTGTCGATTCCTTCCATGTGGTGCCCCGCCCTTGCGGGCGGGGCGGTATGGGTTACTTGGTGTGAGCTTCGTATTGCTTATTGAACCATTGAGTGTATTCCTTACGGTTCTTGAATTCGTGCTGTTCGCTTTTGACTCCGAGGATTGCACTGCCCTCGTGTGGTTCGTTCCATATTGCCAGTACCGAGACGCTGTGGTCTTCGTTGGTGTTGACGACGATGCAGTAACCGTTGATGTTGTGGAATTCGGTGTTCATTTTGTTTGTCCTTTCATCGTTGGTAATTACATAATACACTATTGTTGAGTGCGACACGCCGGGAAACAGAAAAGGGAACCCACGAAATTCTTCGTAGATTCCCTAATCTCAACGACTGCAATACGCTAAGCACTGCACCTCAAGCGTGTCCACATGACGGTAACACACCCCATCAAACACGAAAAAAGG